TGGAAGCACACCAGATGAAAAATCTCAACAATTATCAGGATATATAGAAAGTGTTTTGGGAACCGTGCCCGGTTTACGTGCTATGATTAGACAGGCCAAAAGCAAACTTTTTGAATCTGGTGCCGTTGACGTTATTAAAAAATATAAAGAATCCGGTGTTAATACACAAGCTATAGCGGTGCGGACGCAGGGAAAAGGAACTTTAGGGATTGATGACCCTTTATACTTAGACTCAAGCAGTTCATTAAAGTCTTTGATTCTGCCTCAGATATCAAAATCAAAAATATTAGACAGATTAACTAGCTTAGTATCTCAAAATACTGTGAGAATTGATGAAGCATTACGAGAACAAATACAATCAGTTGTAAGATATATTAAAACTGCTGGAGATACAGTTGGCAAAGGTGACGTAACAGCGTTTAGAACAAATGTTGAAAATATAGGCGCAACTTTACAATCTTATAAAAATGGTGCACCACCAGAGGTAGCTGCAACAGACAGAAGTTTATTGACAATAGGAGAAAGTTTAAACTCTCTTGATGAAATGTTCCTTGCAATGCGGCATATGGTATCACAACGACAATATGGCGATGTGTTTACTAAGTTGAAAAAAGCAAAATATGATTTGTCAGGTATTAGGGAACGTTTATCTAGTGATTTAAGAACAATAATACCAACAACAGACCCTGCTAGTAAACCTAAAACAAAAACAGAACCAGACATGATGTCTCCTGTACGAGGAGAAATGCAATTCGATAACCTAATTGATGAGATAATGAGATTAGGCACTACACAAACTGATGGGAGTAGACTTTTAAACGAAGACCAAGTTAAAAAAGCTGTAGAAAGATTTCAAATAGAGCACCCAGAGTTTAATTTTTCTCCAGAAGATATCACGTCTCCTGCAGAATTATTACACATGTATGCAAAACGTTTCGGTGATTTAGCCGTAAATACTTTTGGCACCGGTGCTCCTGCGCAAAATCCAGGCAGATATTCACAAGCCATAGGGATGAAGAATGCACTGTTAGATTTAATAGGTTCTCCTGTAGGTTTAGATAAAAATGAAGCAGCAGCTATAAAGAAACAGTTGGATGATGCAAACGCGTACAGTAGAAAAACTTTTGAATTAACGTCTACTGATATCCAAAATCAAGCACGGATTGCACGCCGTGGACCTGATACTCCAGAATCAGGACAAATTGCAAGAGAACTTGCGTATCCTTCACAAGAGGTAACACAAACTGCACTAAATATAGCAGAGCAATCTAAACAGATTAAAGAATTTTTAGAAGTTCCACAGAACGTTCGAGACCTAACAGAGTATCTTACAAAGAAAAATTCTGCAATCGACTTGGATAAAACTGCACCAAAAGCAATAAAAGCGTTTGATGACATACAAACCTATGTTAGAAATCGTATAGACGATGCTTTGAATGCAACAGCAACCGCCGACAAATCAGTACAGAAACCTGTTACCGCTTTAGATGATGTGCTAAATGAATTTAAAGACCCTCTTCTTAGAGATGCTTTGGGTTTAACTGATGATGTTGTAATAGAGTTACGCAATGATGCGTCACTACTAGCGCAATTTAGGGAAAGTCCTGTTGTTCAAGCGGTAAGAGACTTAGCACCAAATTCGTCTTTCAACGATGTTTTCTCTCAAGTAGATTGGTCTAGTAGAGCGGAGATACGTAAAGGTTTAAATGATTTAAGCATGACAGCCAGACGTGCACCTACCAAAGAAGCTAGGGAGGCTGCACAGCAAAACTTAAGAGAAGGGTTATTCAGTTACCTTCTTTCGCCAGAAAGTGGCTTTTTAAAGACCACTACTAAAGCTGGAACTATATTAGACTATGGAGATATAGAACCAGACGGCGCCAAACTGACACAATTAATAGAGGATTTACGCGCATCAGGCGGCGATAAAATTTTAACCGATGTTGATTTTGCAATGTTAGAGGGTATAGCTCAATACTCTTCTATAGTAAAAGCCCAAATAGTAGACGCAGGTTCTGCTTTATCTGGAGCACAAATAATTGGTAATTTGTTTACTTTAGACCCAAGTAAGTTTGCTGCGGGTATTGCACGATTAACATCTCAAGACAGAATCGCAAGATTACTGGTTAGTCAAGACATGGTAGACATGGCGTTAGGAATGGGACGACCTATGAGCCAAGCAGAAAAAATAAAGAATCTGTTTTTTGGTAAGACTTCATTAGGTAGCATTATAATAAATGAAGCAATGCAAGACGGAGAAACAAATGTGGAACAACAGACAGATGCTATATTAAATCCCGGCGGAGAGGCAGCGTTAAAATCTTTAGGATTTTAATTAAGATTACCACCACCTAAAATGCCCATACCTTCAATGCGCTTGTCGAGGTCTTCAGCTTCGCGGCGCATTTTTTGTGCGCACTCTTTGATATACTCAAAGCTATCTCGGCTCAATCTGTAGTCATTTTCTTTGAGCACAGGAATTGTGTGAGCCTCTACTGTATCATCTATAATCTCGTCCCATGTGTACTCACTAAATGATGTTTCACAGTCTTGTCCAGATGATATGGTTACACCGATACCATTTTTAGTTATGCTCATATGTACGTCTAGCTCACTAAGAACTGACAGTGTTTTTATCGCAGACATCTGCACTCCTTTTAAACGCTTTTATTACGTCAGTTGAAAATAATTTTTGTATATTTAACAAATACATTCTTGATGCAAAGTGGTCGCCGCCCTTGACGCTCTTCTTATAATCAAGATTGTCTATAATACGTTTGAGCGCATCAACCTTGAACACAAGTGTGGCAAACACTTCATCTCCTATACATAAATTGTGAAACCAATAGTCAGCTTCTGTGACTGCTATGCCACTAGGCTTACCGTAAGACTCATATTCTATAGCAATATTACCTGTTTTCGACCACATATCACGTTCAGATTTAACTTCAATCTTTTTGTCTTGTAGCATATCTGCAATCAATTGTTCTCGAACTTTTCCGTAAGCTAAATCTATATCAAACTTTTTTCTGTTTTTTGCGGTGGGTTCTAAGTTTTCCACTGTCAGCTCTTTCCTTATTTTCAAAGTACGCAACGTTATATCCACGTTGCCACTCCTTACCCCGGAAAGAGTTAGAAGTGTAAGGGTTGCCTGTCACATGAAAGAATGAACCTCTATTCGTAGTGACAGACTTCACTTGAAAAAACGCACGTTTGCCCTCGTAAAAGAACCGTTCAGCTGCGTCTGCCATATTACCCCCTATGCTGCGCTTATATCCACTATTTCGCAATGGTCTGAAGTACATGCAAGAGTTTGCATAGATACAGTGTTATCTTCTTTTTCAAATTTTGCAAGCTCTTTCCAATTGATATCGTTAGGCATTTTAGATAAAAACGTATCGTAGTGGTCCTTATCGCAATCTTGGTATGGTGCTTGCTCATACACATGCTCGCTACGAGGCAGGAAAGACAAACCTGATGCAATATTAAAGTTCTTGTAAATCCAACCACCAACTTCAAGCCATTCGTCGTCACTCACAGAGATTGTGACTGACGGCTTGTGCTCACACCAATTGTTAGCATACACTTTCCAGAACTCCAGCTGTTCGATAGCTGTCATATCATTACGTGTTACGCATTTGTCTGGTGCTTTTACTGGAAAACTAAACACAGTGTTGTTTTGATTCCAGTTGTCGTCTTCATATGGGATGCCAGACTCCATCATAAACTGTGTGAGCGGGTCTTTTTTATCGCCGCGTACAGTGCGAATGTAGTATTGGCTATGACGTGCATGAATACCCGACGCAGAATCCGTCAGCTGTGAAACAGTGCCACTTGGTTTAACACAAGTTATTGCTGTAGATACAGGGATACCAATCTTCTTGGCT